CAGTGCGTCATGGAGTTCATGCTGCCGGAACGCGGTACGCAAGCGGAGCGAAGGATTCTGCTCCGAAACGTAGCGTCTCTGTTCCATAACCTCATCAATGCCACCGATGACAACCCGACTGTGGGAACGAATACCCCACTGGCGGCTGCTGTCGAGGACTTTGAACCGGTCTTCTAGACCGGGAGGCTACGGATTCTGGTCGTAAGACCAGTTTGCATTATGAACTCTTGGAGGTCCTCATGTCTTTTGAAAAGCATGGAACTAAGTTCCTTAAAGGACTTAGAACACTTCGCGTTCCCCTGGCAGTAACTACCAGGGTGGTGAAGGACTACTTATCTTCTCTTGATTGCCCGAGAGCGTTAACTGCCTGGCTTCTCTACGAAAGTGGAGAGCACGAGCAGCTAGCAAATCTCTCGTTCGATCCTGCTCATTACAATTCTGTAGTGAGCTGCCGAGATGCTTACGCGGCCACGAAGTTCTTGTCAAAGTTCAAGGATTTGTCCTTGCCCTATGATTTGGACGACGCAGCTATGCAAAAGTTCGAAAAATTCGAGCTCTTGTGTAAGCAAACGAATATCCGCTTTCGAGACCTTTCTGTCGACCCGCTTTTTGCCGGTCGTACCGTTTGGCTGCATAGTGCAGTCATCCGTAAAATTGAAAGGATTTTGGGCGGATTTTCCGCGGATGAGTTTTTCTCATCTCCCGACTGGGGTCCTGGCGCCTCGACGTTGATAAAACGCCGAGAAGCCAGTCCAGAAAAGAAGTTCCAACTTGAAGTTGGAATTACGCGTGATCTGTACAACCTTATCCCATGGGAAACTCTCGAGATGGTTTATCCTCGTTGGGCCTCCCAATTGCCCCTGGTTGGCTTTCCAGCTTTCCAGGTTGGGAATAAGGTGGTCACTGTACCGAAAGATTCGACAGCCAATCGAGTTATTGCCATTGAACCTGGAATCAATCTTTGGTTCCAGAAATCCATTGGTGATATGATTGGTCGCCGTCTCCGACGGTGTGGCGTCGACTTACGCTTTCAGTCGAGAAACCAGAAACTTGCGCGAGCCGGTAGTTTGTCGAACCGTCTCGCGACAGTGGACCTCTCTTCTGCTAGCGACTCCATATCGTGTTCCGTCGTTGAGGAATTGATCCCTCCGCGCTGGTTCACTCTTATGGATTCTTGTCGATCTCACTATGGCACCCATAACGCTCAAGTCAGACGGTGGAACAAATTCTCCAGTATGGGGAACGGTTTCACATTCCAGCTTGAGTCTCTGATATTCTTCGCAGTTGCAAAATGCTGCGCTGAGTATCTTCACCTTAGTGATGAGGTGAGCGCATACGGTGATGATGTCATATTGCCGAGTGCGTGTTATGAGTTGTTCTCAGAGATGATGCAGTTCTACGGTTTTCTCATAAACGGGAAAAAGAGTTTCTTTAATTCCCCGTTCCGTGAGAGTTGTGGAGCCCACTTCTTCTCTGGTGTCGACGTAAAGCCAATTTACCTTAAAGGTAATGTCTCGTCCGTTCCTGCGATTTTTCGCCTTGCGAATGCTATTCGGCGCCTAGCTCATCGCCATAACGAAAGTTATGGCTGTGATTCTAGATTCCGAGTCGCATTTGATCA